TCTCAATATATGCACCTCATTCGTTTCGATTTGGTGGTATATCAATTTTTCTCTCTCGATTCCTTAATAGAGAAATTTAAAGAAAACAAATTTGTGTCCTTGACCCACAAGGTGGTAGCCAATAAGATTTTCTCTTTTGGAAGAGACCATGGGTACTACGGACGAATTTTTAATCAAACGGTGATCCCACTTTCTTCTTTAATGACGGCTCAACGCGGTGGAAAAACCCAAGTAACAGGCTTTTGTTTCACCCCTCAAGATGGTAATTCCCTATTGAGCAGCGTGGCTGCATGTTTATGGGGTATTCACAATACCGACTATTTAAAATATATGGAAATCTTTGATAAATTTTTGTTCGATGAAATCTAGCTCATGAGCCCTAAATACACAAAACGCCGCCATTCTGCTACTCGGAGCAATTTTGATTATGTGTGCGAGCCCAACAATATGAGAATCCTAGTAGAAATAGCCCCCAGCGCTCACGGTAAAATTAATGTCACCCTCTTCATCGATGAAAAAGAAGCGCTTTTTGGCACCTATCGGGTTAAAAACCTAGATAAAGACACTTTAAATGAGAGAGTCGCCACCTTTTGCAAAGGAATAGCCATGTTTTCAGAAGACGATATACGTTCTTATGTTACTGAAGATCGATCTATATTGGCGCGTAACGCCAAGCGTTATTTAAAAGAGGTAAGAAATAAATTAGGAAGTCTTATCTGGCGTAAGTGAATCTGGTTCGAAGATATTATCTAGCCCCAGCCGGTTCATCACTCTTTTATACACGATGTATTTATCAAGATTTGTTCTAATAAAGGAGATAAGATGATCATATCTCGTGCTCAAAGTAATCACAGGAAACCTAACAAAAACAGAATGGACGAGTCCTACTAATTCCCCGTCTTCATTAACAATCATCGATCCCGAGCTACCGGGCGCCGCTGGCAAGAAGTACCATGCTAAGCCTTCGGTTTCTCCACTATAACGCCCCTCCAAAATGGGCACCATATGGGGCCTAAAAATGGCTATTGGCGCCGCAATATTATAGACACGATCTCCTGGCTCGGGTTTTGTGGGAGAGATTTTAACGGCTTCTACCCCTTCAGTAAGATCTTTGACGAATACGAGGCACACATCAATTTCTCTATCATAAGTCAAAACCGCAGCCTTATAACTTTCTCCATCCAGCCGTCGCATTACATAAGTCGCGACCGTTTTAGTCGTTGGGGATTCTAACGCAGGGGGAACATTATCTTCGCATACATGCGCTGCTGTAATAGCATAGGCTCCATCGTTGACTACTTTCACTATAAAGCCGCTAGCGGCGGAATTAAAATTGTGGGTAGCACAGTCATTATCTATACATTGAATAACGGTGAGGGTTTTATGAATGTGTAAAAATGAAGAACGCGGAAGAATATCTTTAGCTTTTTTTTCTATATGTCCGCATGAGAAGAGGGAAAGAGCAAACAAAACTATTAAAATATTCCTAAAGTTCATCCTAAAGTAAATATGATTGGAAAAAAACAATCGTTATTTTTATACAAAAAAAACACAAACTAATTATTTTAGAGGATTCACACACTGCATGGCCAAAAAAGTTTATGTTTTAGATACTAGCGTTTATTTAACAGATGCAAATTCTATAATCTCCTTTGGAAATAATGATATTGTTATACCTTTTAAAGTATTAGAAGAGGTAGACAATCACAAGAAACGCCAAGATAGCGTAGGCACCAATGCGCGCAAACTTATACGAATGCTGGATTCGCTCCGCGAAAAGGGGACTTTGCACAAAGGAGTGCGCCTAGGTAAAGGCAAAGGAATTGTTTTTGTTAAAAATTGTAACGAGCATAATAAAAATCTAGATTTGTCTATTGCCGACAATGAGATTATTTCGGTGGCCCTAAGTGAAAAAGAAAAAAATCCTAATAGAAAAGTAATTGTGGTTTCCCGCGATATCAACATGCGCGTTAAATGCGATGCATTGGGATTGGTAACAGAAGATTATCAAGTTAATCAAATAGTAAAAGACACGAGCCATATATACACAGGCTTTGTTGAACATTTGGTCGATGAACCACTCATTGATAGATTTTATGCTGGCGAAGACATTTATCTGGAAAAAGATGAAATCGTTTTAATGCCTAATCAATTTGTACTTTTAGTTTCTAATCAAAATCAAAAGAAAACTGCCCTGGCCCGATTTCTTAACGCCCACACTCCGCTTAAGCGTATTAATGGCGAACACAAGAAGGGAATGTGGGGAGTTAAGCCTCGCAATAAAGACCAGATATTTGCACTGGACCTCCTTCAAGATCCTTCGGTTCATATCGTCACTTTGGTGGGGAAAGCGGGCTCTGGCAAAACACTATTGGCAATTGCAGCCGGGTTATACCAAACTATGGAAACACAAGAATATAAAAGACTTGTCATCTCCCGGCCCATCCAGCCCATGGGAAGGGATATCGGCTTTCTCCCAGGTACGATGGCAGAAAAAATGGCCCCATGGGTTGCGCCCATCCAAGATAATTTACAATTTTTGATGGGAAACGACAAAGAAACTTTGCGTATGTACATTGAAGATGGTACAATTGAAGTTGAAGCTCTAACATATATAAGAGGCCGTTCCATTTCCAACGCATTTATTATTGTGGATGAAGCCCAGAATCTGACTGCACATGAATTAAAAACAATCATCACTCGTGTAGGAGAAAATACCAAATTGGTTTTAACGGGAGACGTGGAACAAATAGATAATGTATATATTGATGAAACTTCTAACGGGTTAACGCATGCTGTTGAAAGATTTAAATCATACGATATTTCAGGTCACGTCACTCTCGTTAAAGGTGAACGATCAAAAATTGCTACGCTTGCAGCAAAAATTCTTTAAACATATATATATGTAATGTTACTATTGACATGGAGGAACTTATGAGCTATAATGATCAAGACAATCCCGATTTGCAAAAGGTCGTGGAGAAGGAAACACCAATGAAAGAATGGCTGGTAAACTACGTAGGAGAGCAAGCGTCACCAGCGAATGACGAAGTTACAGTAGAGTTAATTATCGAAGCAATGGCCAAGGAGTTTCCGGAATTTATTCTAGCTCTTGCCGAAGAAAATTTCATAAGAGGTTATAGACAAGCTTTGGAAGACGTTGATGAAGGGGAAAAACTCTTTAAGCAGCAAGAAAATGAAGAATTATATAATCAAAAATAACTCTCTTGTCCAAGAGAGGATGAACCGTTACTTTTATGGGAAGCCGATCAATATAGTAAACCCTTTTACAAATTCTATTGATCTTAAGCGCGTGATCCAGAAACTAGAATCTTATGTGCCCTCCCATCTTACGCATAATTTAGATGGAATCTATGTGGGAGATTTTACAGATTTTAAAAAAAATAATAGGGATGTTAATGCCTCTTATAAGGATGGGGGTATTTTTGTCTCCAATGAACAAGACAACGAAGAAGACTTGATAGACGATATTGTTCATGAAATAGCCCATTCTTTAGAAAGGGAATATAAAGATCATCTTTATGGGGACGAAAGGTTGGAAAGTGAATTTTTAGCAAAGCGCAAAACACTCTATTATTTACTTGATGATGATATAAAGAAAAGAATGGTAGATTTTCTAGATAGCGAATATAGTGAATCATTTGATATGTTTTTATATAAAACTTTGGGATATGATTATTTGCGCACCGCATCGGCATCCCTCTTTTATTCTCCCTATGGAATCACGTCCTTGAGAGAATATTGGGCTGACGGATTTGAGAACTACTTTTTGGGTGATCGCCGCAAGTTAAAAGAATTAAGCCCGGTGCTATATAATAAAATAGTCCATATGGTGGAAGAAAACCATTAGGAGAAAACAAGTATGAAATCTCTACGAGTAACCGTTACCCAACAAGAAAATCATCTGCATGTTTTGGTGGAAATGCGATCTAGCATTTATAAAGGCAATGGCACAAATCGTAAAATATGGCAGACTCCGGAAGTCCTTAAATACATTAAAAAAAATCACCCCCAATACAAAATCGACTCAACTGTTAAGCATGCGTATGTGAGCAATTTTCAACCTTTACACATGCAAGGAGAATGGGTTTTCCTTCTCCACGCGCCACCGCAGAAGTCCCCAAAACGGGCCCCTCCTCCTCCTGTTTCGACTCCGGAGAAAAAGGAAAAAACCCAGACGCAAACCACCACGGGAACCACTCGGGTCGTTAAGAAGAAGGTGAAGAAGATTCGCCGCATTATCAAATCTACTCCTAAAGAGGCCTGATGAAACATATATCGTATTCAGAACTAAAAGAATGGCATACATGTCCTTGGAAGCATAAACTAAATTATATTAATAAAATTAATGAGTTTAAGGGAAATGAACATACCGCCTTTGGCACTACCATGCACACTGTCTGTGAAAATCTAGTATTAAATGGCTCCCTTCCTTCTAAAGAATTTCTTGATGAGGAGTTCCTTAAAAACCTGTCGCGGATAAAAAGCAAAGATCCGAATATCGTTTTTCGTAAAGATTTGATTGAACAGATGCGCCGCCAAGGAAATGCCCTCATTGAACATATTTTGCCTGCGCTTCAATCATGTTTTGGAAAATTTGAATTAGTTTCAATTGAGGAAAAATTGTATACTCCTATCGAAGAACAGGAGTTTAATTTCAAGGGATTCGTCGATTTGGTCATTCGTACGACTGATGGAAAATATCATATTATTGATTGGAAGACATGCTCCTGGGGGTGGGATAATCGGAAGAAGAACGACAAAATGGTAACTTATCAATTAACCTTGTATAAACATTTTTGGAGCATCAAGCACGATGTTAATCCCAAAGAAATTATCACGCATTTTGCATTATTAAAGCGCACAGCCAAACATCACCACATCGAAATATTTAAAGTTACTAGCGGGCAGAAAAAAACTCAAAATGCCCTTAAACTATTAAATAAAGCCATTTATAATATTCAAAAAGCCAATTTCATCAAAAACAAGCTAGCGTGCTATGGAAGATATGGCACATGCGAATATTACAAAACACCACATTGTCCATAGGGGTACACATGACTAAAAAAATTAAAATTTTAACCTTGGGGGATATGCCCCTTTCTCCTAGCGGAGTAGGCACCCAAACTAAATATATAGTGGAAGCGCTGATCAAAACAGGAAAATATCAGGTAGTCAGCTTGGGGGGCGCCATTAAACACCCCAGTTACAATCCTGTCAAGACAGAAGAATTTGGTGATGATTGGGTTATATTTCCCGTGGACGGTTATGGCAACCAAGATATGATTCGATCTCTCTTGCGAAATGAGAGGCCAGACATTCTATGGTTCATGACCGATCCTCGTTTTTGGGGATGGCTCTGGGAAATGGAAAATGAAATAAGACCTTTAATGCCGATGGTCTATTACCACGTCTGGGATAATAAACCCTATCCAACATTTAACAAAATAAGTTATGATAGTACCGACGTAATTTGTACCATCTCTAAAGTTACTGATGATATTGTACGGACAGTGGCCCCGGATGTG